TCTACACAAGTCATAGAAAACGGTATTTCGCTAGGTAATTCTAATGATGGTGGGTCAGCCGTTTTTACAGGATCAAGTACTAATACAAATACAAGAGTAAATATACCAACAAGTGCTAATTTTAATTTTGGCACTGGTGACTTTACAATAGAAGCTTTTATAAATCTTAAAACTTCTAAAAATTATCATAATATATATGACCAGAGAACTCCTACTCAGGATGCTACTACTAACAGTCCAGTCCTTTATATAGATAACAACAACTATGTTATTTTTTTAGTAGGGGGTGCAGGGCGAGTTTTTTCAAGCGCATTGTCATTAGGAGTATGGTATCACGTAGCAGTAACAAGAGCATCTGGATCTACAAAGATGTTTTTAAATGGTACACAGCAAGGCAATGCTTACAGCGACAGTCTTACCTACGTTCAACCTGCAAGTGACTTTTCTTTTGGTGGTTCGTTAGAACAAAATAGTTATAATCTTGACGGTTTTTTATCAAACCTTAGAGTTGTAAAAGGAACTGCTTTATATACTTCTAACTTCACTGCACCGACAGCAGAACTTACAGCAGTGTCAGGAACTAGTTTACTAACAGCGCAAGGGTCAACTCCTTTTGTTGATAACTCAGGAAACTCAGTAGCCCTTACTTTAAATAACTCACCTGTTGCATCAGAGTTTGGCCCATTCACTGGCACAGATGGCGAAGGTGGTTTGGTTTGGACTAAGAATAGAGACAGCGCATTTAACAACTTTCTTTATGATACTGAAAGAGGCGTAAATAAATATTTAATATCCGATAGCACTATTGACCAACAATCAGTCTCAGGAACTTTAACGTCATTTAATTCAAATGGTTTTACACTTGGCGCAAGTGATTATGGAAATATTACTAGTGGTAAGGCTGCTGTGTCTTGGACATTCAGAAAAGCCCCTAAGTTCTTTGATGTTGTCAGTATAGACGTTGCTGATCCTGAGCCAACAAGTGTAACCGTAAACCATAACTTAGGTCAGCAAGTTGGCATGGTGATTATGAAGCCTTATCTACATACTTATCCTTGGTATGTGTGGCATAGTAGCCGTGGGGCAAATAAGTATTTAGAACTAAACACTGACGCGGCCGAAGTAAGTTTTAATGGCGCTGGCTTTAGCTCAACATCCACGACGATAACAATTCCTGGTATGTTTGTTCATTCTGGGAGTAGTAACGGAAAGTGTATGTTATATTTATTCGCACACCACGCGAATGACGGATCTGCCACTGGCTTTGGCCCTGATGGTGACAGCCCAGTAATTTCTGTCGGCTCATACACAGGCAATTCGTCTTCTGACGGCCCTACAATCACAACTGGTTTTCATCCTCAGTGGATTTTGATTAAAAGGGCTGACACCGCTGGCCCAAACTGGAATTTGTACGATACTCAAAGAGGCTTGGCTGTTGGTGGAAATGATGCTGAATTAAGAGTTAATACTAGCGAAGCAGAAGCATCAGGTCAGCGAATATCATTGACAGCAACAGGATTTAAACTTGCAACGAGCAGTGGCGTTGTCAATGGGCCTGGAGCTTATATTTATATGTCAATAGCGCATCCCATATCGGCCTCGTCCGTACCAGATGATCCCACTAAAGTCTTTGCACCTGTTAATCATCCAAACGATGCAAGTGATGTTCTTGTTTCTGCTGGGTTTACAACTGACATGGTGCTTACAACAAAAAGAGCAGAAATATCCAATCGTTATGTAGCTGCAAGGTTAACTGGAGCTAGAGTTCTTAACACTAAAAACTCAGATGCTGAAAGCGGTGACTACTCGCAATACATGGAGTTCGATCATCAAAACGGAGTATTCTGGAAAGACCTTTGGGGCAATCAATCTGCAATCGACTACCATTGGAAACGTGCACCCTCGTATTTCGATGTTACCACATGGAAGGGCACAGGAAGCGCAAGAACCGTGCCTCATAATCTAGGGCTGCATGGTGCAGTACCAGAGATGATTTGGATAAAAGGTAGAAACGTTAGCGTGGGTTGGGCTGTTTACCATAAAGATTTAGATAGTTCTGCTCCTCAAAATTATGCTATAGAATTAGACAGCACTGGTGCTAGGTTTTCTAGTCAAGGTTACTGGAATAATACAGCCCCCACTGCTAGTGTATTTACTGTTGGTGGAGCGACAGGTACAAACGCAGCAAATAATGACTACATAGCCTACCTTTTCGCATCCGTCCCAAATGTCAGTTTCGTTGGTTCTTACACTGGGAACGATGGTTCTACCAATGTTGATTGTGGCTTCTCAAACGGCATACGCTTTCTGATTATAAAGAAAACGAATGGCAATAATAATTGGTTTGTTTTTGACAGCTCTAGAGGCGTGGGTTCGGGAAATACACCTTACCTAAAACTTAATACAAATGATGCGGAAGATGATCTGGGTGCAAGAGACATTATAGACCCGTACTCCTCTGGGTTTACTGTAAATGCTAACATCGGTGGTGTGAACGACAACGGAGATACGTTTATCTTCTACGCTATCGCTGCTTAATCAAACTCATATGAAAGGATCAATCTAATGGGTGAATACAGAGAACGAACAACAGGTGAAGTTAAAACGCAAGGACAATGGCGAGCAGCCTTTCCGAATATGTCTTTGCCTCGTGTCTGGGGCGCTAACGTCTGCGATAGTATGAACATTGACCCAGTGTTCGCAAGCCCTGCCGCTACGACAAGCGCATATCAATACAGCGCAAGAGATGGCGTTGAGCAAAACGCAAACGGTGATTGGGTTGAGAAGTATGTAGCTCGTGACATGTTCGCTGACACTACTGAGGATGGCGTTACGACAACCAAGGCAGAGCATGAGGCTGCGTATCAGGCAACGCTAGATGCAAGGACAGCCGAAGGTTATAGAACTAAACGCAACAAGCTATTGGCTGATACCGATTGGACACAAATGAACGACAGCCCACTAAGCAACGAGAACAAGACGGCTTGGGCGACCTACAGAAACGAGCTTAGAAATTTGCCGGATGATGACGCGTGGCCGAATTTGTCGGATGAGGACTGGCCGGTTCAACCTTAAGGAGTAAGCAATGCTCGGCTTTGGCCCTATAGCAAGCGCCGCATTAGCGGACGACGTTGGAGTTCAAGAATATCAACTGACGCTCGACGCTGGTAGCTTTGCTCTCACGTTTCAAGATATTGACGTTGATAGTAGCGCAAGCTTTGGCGCTGGCGGTTTTACGCTAACCGGGCAAGACATTGCGTTCAATCATGGTATCGCGCTCGACAGCGGATCATTCGCACTCACCGGGCAAACTTTAGACTTTGTTAATGCTTACGTTCTAACAGCTCCCCAGCTAACGTATATCTTCACGCCGCAATCTATTGTCAGCCAGTTTTATCGCTCAGGGGCAACTGGTCAATTTACGCTGACTGGGCAAGACTTCGGAATAAACCGCAAGCTCGAGGCTGGAACTGGTAGCTTTGCAACGACCGGCAACGCCGCAAGCTTTGAGATAACTCTAGACGCAAGCGCTGGATCGTTTGCGCTCAGCGGACAAGTAAAAACAAAAGCGTTAACAAAGCCGCTAGGAGCTGGCTCATTTGCGTTAACTGGTCAGGACGTCAATGCGTTCCCGAATACTATTGTCGATGCTCTAGGCGGCTCTTATGCGCTCTCCGGGCAAGATGTAGGTCTATTTGTTAATAACGCTCTGAGCGCTGAGGCTGGCTCGTTCGCTCTGACGTTCCAGGATACCGACGTTGACGTTGTTAAAGGATTGCCAGCCGGTCAATTTACGCTGACCGGGCAAGACGCAACGATCAATATTCACGAGAGATTGACGCTCGAAACTGGGACATTTACTGTTACCGGCCAGGCGAACAATTTCGACGTTGAGGATCAATTAAGTCTCGGGACTGGCTCGTTCTCACTGCTCGCCGAAGACGTTGCTATCAAAGCGAGCTTGCATCTTATCGCAGACGCCGGATCGTTTGCAGTCAGCGGCCAGTCAATCGAGTTTGTCGATACAATCTTGCTTACGCTTGATCATGGCTCGTTTACCTTTACCGGCGAGAATGTCAGCTTAATTCCACAGCTTACTCTCCCAGGTTCGACCGGGCAGTTGTCCTCAGCGGTCAAATACTAGGGATAGCACAGTTCTTCCCAATTACCGGCGTTGGCTCGATCGGATTAACTGGGCAAGACACAGATTTAAGAGTTGTTCGAA